CCTGGCTGCGTCCCTGGCTGCGTCCCTGGCTGCGTCCCAATCAGATACGAACTCGATTTCCCAATCTACCTTGAGGCCGAATGGAACCAGGAGCTTGATGTGAGATTTTAGGTGCCGCCGCGCTTTTCCCCGATCCGTCCCGGCGAACCAGGGGATATTCTTGACATCTTCCTTTATACGGGCGATATTGCGCTCCGTCCGAATCGCCCATGCTGGCGGCTTGATCTCGCCTAACGTCTCGGCCTTGGCGACTCGGATCTTCGTGCCGTCTTGGCCCAGGATGGGCGATAGCGGTTTGACCCGCAACACCCGGAACGGGAAACGCGCATAGGCGCATCCGTCCTTTACCGACCGGGCTAGATGGAGCCCGCGCCCGCAGGGACCATTGACTTCGCAATCCTCGACAGAAACGACTCCGCGCAGAGGCCACTTGAAAGACGAATCATAAAATGATGTGAAGTCTGGTCTGACGAGCTTAAAGTATTTTTCAGTCATGGTTATTTTTCCTCGTCTTTGTGGAGGGCCTCGCGCATCTCCGCGATCCCGGGCGCGTCCTGCATCTCAGGGCATCTCTCCGCGCTGGCGAGGAGCCACTTCCCGGCGAGGATCAGGTCGTCGTGGAGGTTGACGGCCTTCACGGCGAGTCTGCAATTCTCGCGGCCTACTGCGGTGGTCGATGAGTCGGGCTTGAATCCAGACGGCCCGATGATAACTTGACCTCCTATGACGATACAGCCGTCGTACTCTTGGCCCCACGGCCTCGGCGTCGCTTCCAATTTCTGCTTTGCCATTTTAGCCTCCCGACCCTTGCCTCGCCGTCCAGTGGGCGGCGGAGAAGGGGCCGGAGCCCCTTCGTGCTAGAGAGGCGACCTCATGCCTTCACGTTCCATACGAAGTGGTACTCAAGCAGGGATTCGAGTCCGTCGGCTATACCTTGGTGCCTCATGCTCTCGACCGTGGCGTCCTTGGCCAGCCCCGACGGATTCGCGAGCCGAGCGTCCCTCGTCGCCTTCGAGAGGCGACTAATCAATTCCCTTTTTGTTATTGCCATTGTTCCCCCGCCGTCTTGGTTTGGCTTGCGTTCGTGGTTGTCATCGTCTTGTCCTACCTTTAGTATACCATAATACTAGTATTTGTCAAGGGCTTATTTCCGCCAGGTGGCCCGAAAATAAGACCCCCCTCCGGAGGGGGGAGGGGGGCGGGATGCTGACGAGCGAGGCGTCAGCTAAAGGAAGCGAGCCGGAGAATGACGAATACCCGACGGCGGAGATCCCAGAGGATAGCTCTGATGCGCTCCTTGACCGTCGGGGACTTGCCCTCCTTCTTCTCCTGGCTCTTGCGCTTCACGACGAGAGCTTGAACCCCCTCCTGGAAAGCTCCTTCCATGCGGACTCGATCGCCCATGAGATGAGGGCTCGGGCGAGCGGCTTCGGAATCCACCAAGGAAGCGGGATGAGCAGGACGATAGCCTCGACGGCCATCGCCTTCTTTTCCGCCGACGTGATGCCCGCCCAGGGCCTCGCCGCCTTCTCGACCTCGGCGACGACGTAGGGGGCCGCTTTGAATACTCCCTTTATCCCGCCGTGGATTCCCGTCAGCTTCTTGAGGATAGCCTTCACCGCCGCCGCGACCTTTGCCGCCTCGGTCACGATGTCGAGTCGTTCCATCACCATAGTCCCCTCCTTTTCTTCGGTTTGATTTCGAGCCGCCGCGAGACGACGAGCTCCTTGGAAAATTGTCCGCGCTCCTCGAATACGGTGAGGCCCGCGGCTTCGTCCGGTATGGACTTCCGGAGCTTGTCGAGGTCCCCCGACCGCTCAACCTGGACGGCGGGCTCGCAAGCGACGGGCCGCAGCCCTGCGGGGATCGCCGCGCCGATGATCTTGGGGCAGCGATGCTCGATCCAGACCGCCTCGAAGACGGGATCGAACCCCTCAGCGAGCTTCCCGGCCATGCGCTCCGCCCGCTCCGCCGCGTCTATGGCTCCGCTGGCGGCGTCCATCGCCATCCAGAACCCGCATAGGCTGACGACGAGGAAGAAGCATCCCGTCAGGAGAACGGTCGAATCCCGGATATTGCGCTCAGTCGGGCTCATAGATGAAATACTCCGGGGGCTCCGTCGGGTTTCCGTCTTCGTCCTTGACGGGGAAGCTGTAATTCGCGTGGGTCATTTTGTTGGGCGGCTTGCCGATGTGCGCGACCCGGGGACACATCTCGCCCCATGTTCCCGACGGGACGCACTCCCCGGGGGCGATGACGGCGACGTGGCCGTGAGGATCGTACTCCTTCCCCGCGATGCCGAGCCCACCCCGGTTCGCATGACGCTGCGCCCGCTTCGGGGTGTCCGTCCGCCAGCCCGGGGCCGTCCGCAGATAGTCGATGATCTCGTTCGCCGTCTTGCCTTCGAGGTCCGGGTATCCCATCTGGGAGGAGATCCAGGCCGTGGACCTGTTGCAGAAAGTCTCATCCCCGGGCTTTCCGTCGATATCGTGGGCTTCCCACTCTGGGTTGTTGACGGCCTCCTCGCAAAACGCTAGGAGCTGTTCCCTCATCCTTGCTTGGTGGTCATCCTCGTTATGCCCCGTCCACGCGATAGGCTTCGAGAATCCGATGCTCGGCCCGTCGGTATCGGGCTCCGCCGACTTCGCCGCGAGATGATCGTAGAGCCAGCTGAAAGCAGCGGCGAGTAACTTCACGTTATGGCCCCCTTGATCTCGGCGAGGACGTTCGCCATGTGGGCTTGAGCTGCCGCCATACTCTCATGAGCCCGATCCCCGCGAGCAAAGCCGTTCTCGTAGGCCGTCTGTGCCGCGTGTAACCCCTCGATGGCCTTCGCCTCGAAGCGGTTATTGGACTCCCGCTGAATCTTTAACTCATCGACGATGGCCGCTGTCTGTTCGCGCTGCCCAGTCATGGCTCCTTGGATCATCTGGATATGCGCCTTCCTGATCTCCGCCTCCTCCCTAGCCTTGAGTTCCTCGATCCGCTCCCGCTTCTTGATGAGCACGTAGATCCACTTCGAGATGATCGGCATGAGGACGATGGCGACCGCGCCGGCCACGCCCCAGACCCCGCCCTCTTTCAATAGCCAGTTCAGGACACCGGTCATGTCGCCCCCCCTATAGCCCGAGGCTTATCCATAAGCCCCCGCCCGCGTCGTTCGCTATCGTCCCCATCTTGCGGCCTATTGCGTGAAGATTGTTCGTCGTAATGCCGACCGCGCATCGCTTCGAGTTGTCGAAGTCGGGGTAATAGCCCTGGACATCGACATCCCCGACGACATGGTAAATGCCACGAATCCCGACCTTGCAGAGGGCATCTTGAGCGCAGGTTTCAAGGAGGACTCCGGGGATAATGCCCTGAACCTTCTTGTCCTGGCCTTCGAGGGTCGTTGAGGACGTGAAGACCTTGGAATCGGTGATGAGGTTCCCGTCCATCTTGACGGCGACGATACAGCCGGAGGATTGCGTCGCTCCGTCTACTGAGGTAGCATAGATGGCGATCTCCTGAAAGCCGTCGGCGATGGTGTCGAAGTCCGTCGTCCCGAGCGTGAGCCCCCCCTCCTTCGTCGTCGATAAAACGTGGGTATTGAGCCCCGTCCATGACTGATCGGCGTTGAGGTTCGCGTCCCCGGCCCCGGATGGCGTCGAACAAGTTAGGTTTCCGCTCGCATCCTGATCGCTGACGTACTGGCCCGCCCCACAAGCGGAGGGGTTGGCGGCGAGGGCCGTCGCCGTGTCGGCGTTCCCCGTCAAGTCGGCCTTGACTCCGGCCGGGATGGCGACCACGCCCGCGAGGTTATGGATTTCCAGGCCGTTGAGCGTGATGGAGCCGGGGCCGACTTCGAGTAGGGAGCCAGGCGAGGCGGTCCCTATGCCGACGTTGCCGCCAGCCTGAATCCGCATCCTTTCGATATTGGTGGTGCCGAAATAAATATCTTCCGCGTCCCAATGCCATAAACGAGCGGATTCATCTGAGGTCATATTGATTTCAAAACCCGTAGCTGAATCCCCTTGATGCCGCCATAATATTCCGCTGGATGAAGCCGCCGCGCCTTCGAGGATTGCTTGTCTTGATGTGCTCCCATCGATAAGCAATGTCCCGGTAGACAGATGCAATTTTTCTCCCGGTGAATCGGTCCCGATGCCGACCCTCCCGTTTTTGACGTAGAACGTACCCCCGATGCTCATGGCGTCGTTGAGTGTCAGCGTCGAGCCGGCGACGAATGTAACGGACGTTGAGAGCTTTATATCCGTCCGAAGCAGAGCCCCGATTTCATCGACGTTGATCTTGACGAAGTGCGCCGTCGTCCCGGAGCCGAGGGCCGCTGCCGATGCGCTCAGAGTCTCGAAAGCCTGAATCATGTCCCGCGCCCAGATATCCCCACGGTCCCCGAGGTTGGGGACGCAGATGATGATCCCGCTCGTCGTCAGCGAGCAAGCAGCGAAGGCGGGCGGGGCCGTCATGGATGCGGCTCCGGCGATGACGACGGCGAGGGCGAGCTTCTTCATAGTATCTCCTCCGCCGTGAGGCGGGCGTCCGACTTCATTATATCAATCGAGAGGCCCGTCGCCTCGAACGAGACATCCCGGAGCATGACGTTCTGAGGTACGCCGAGCGGCGGGTAGGGCGGCTGCATCATGTCGCCGAAGACGACATCCTCAAGGAGCGGGTCGTCGTAGAACGATATCTTGAGGCGGTCGGAGAGGTTCATCTGCGGCGTGATGCGGATACTCGCGTCGGCTATTCGGCGCGGGAGATACTCCTTATCGTAGATGAGTTGCGCGACCGAGCCCGCGATGTCCGCGTTATTTGAGAAGAAGAACCGCCTCGCGTCGTATTGCCTCCGGACGGCTCCGTAGGTGTCCTCGCTCGTCGGGCTCGCTTCCGCTGCCTCCGTCGCCCCGTACTCCGCGAAATACTTGGAGGACCCGGAGCCGTAGGAGCATTGTCCCACGTTGACGACGCGATCGTATCCCATGTCAAGGGATAGCTCCTTGATCCCCTTGCCCTGGTCGAAAGTGAAATCCTCCGCCCCGGAAGCGGCTCGGGACCGGAAGATGAAAGTCCCGTCACCCTCGAACATGAAGACGGAGCCCGACATCTTCGCCAGCTCCGCGATAGCGTCAAAGCAAGTCATGTCGGAGAAGTCCGCGCTCTTGATGAATAGGTCCGTGGAGAAGTAGTTGACCCGCACTTTCTCCACGACGGGGAATGTCGTCGATGTCCCGACGGGGGTAAACGTGACCTGGAACTTGATGTACCGCTTCAACGCCGAGGCCACGATATCCCCCGCGCCGAGTGCTACCCATCCGTCCCAGGCCGCGCCGTCGGCGGAGACGTTCGTCTTGTAGGCTATCGTTCCACCGTTGAGCGTCTGAGAATAGGACAAGGTGCTCCATGCCGAGGGGGCGGCGAGGAGGTCGAACGCCTCCGACTCATAGGGGGGCGTCGCCGTCGAGCCGTAACGGATGCTTGATATCCGCATCCCGATAGCCGCTGTCGAGTTGGTAGTCCCGCAGCCGATGGCGAAGAAGGCGTTTGTCGTATAGGTATTGTCCGTCGCCGAGCCCGAGTTGACATCGTTGATGTAGACCACCATCGCGCCCGCTCCGTCGCGGGTTATCTCGTAGACGTTCTCCCCGGCCGGGATATCGCCGCAGCTCGCGAGGACGGTCCCAAATGATTGATGCGTGTCGTCGAAGCGCATGAGCTGTACTTCACTTGTCGAGCCGCCGTCGGCGTTCAGATTGAACCGTAGGCCGTAGCCCTTGAGCCCCAGATTATTGAATTGCAGAGCCTCAACCTGGAAGAACATGACGTAACTACCGTCTCCACCGTTCGACGATCCGGCCGCGCTCAGCGAGTCTATGTTGACTTGGAACCTGTAGAATCCTGTATGCTGAGTGAACGGAGTATCGAGCCCGATCCAATTATTCGTTGCCGAAGCCGTGACCCTCGCGTATCCCGCGACATCTCCACCCGTTACGACGATTGCCCCATTTCCCTGCTGTGTCCGCTGCGTCCATGTCGGGTTGTTCGTGTAGTCGCCATCCTTGAAATTGTCAAGGAGATTCCACGGCTCGATTGACCCGGGGGAGTTTGCCGTCTCGATGTCGGCGAGCAACGTCCCGCTCTCCCAATCGGCCTGTGAGTCCGCCTGGACAAAGGATGCGGCGGCGGGCCATTCGGGCTCAAGGATAGTCCTGATCCCCGAGCCTATCCCCGACTCGTCGCAGAGAAGGCCGACGAGCGTTGCGACCTGTTGATCTATGAGCCACTGTTTGCCCGTCCATATTACCGTCGTCTTGTCTGCCGGGGTGCTTCCGACCTCGAAGTCAATAAGGGCGTTGATCTCGGCCTCATTGATCTGGTCGAGCGTGAAGTCGTTATCATCCCCCTGCGTCTGGGCCGCCGAGGTCGTCGCTGTGTCCGCGACGTAGGCCGTCGCGCCAGTGTCGTCCGCTGCGTCGGAGTAGCCGAGGAGCGTCCCGCAATGGATGTCCGTCCCGTCGCTCCCGTTCGTCCCGGTCTTCCAGAGGATAGAAAACGTCCCCCCGGTGTCCTGTGTGATGGTGAATTTCCGTGTCGTGTAGGAGTACGTCACCGTGTAAGTCTGGGCTCCCGTCGCCTCAAGTTGAGTCTTGATCTCCTTGCAGAGCGTCCCGGCCTCCGCGCTCGTCGCCCCGACGGGGTAGGCCGCGGCTGTCAGGGTGGCGTTCAGCTCCCCCCCGCCTTCCGTGAAATCGAGCTTATCGTCAACCCCTACCGTGACAGTGATCCCCGCGATGGTCCGGACCTCGGAGATGCGCCAGACCGACTTTTGGGACGTGTCGAACTGGACTATGGTACCGTCGCCGACTCCCGCGCTTTGATCGGTGAGGTCCGTCGTGACCCTCTGGGCGTCCGCTTGCATTAGCCGCAGCTCGCGGCCCGTCAGAGAAAAGACAGCGAGGTTATTCTTCGAGCTGAATTTCAGCTTCTTGACCTCGCCAGTGAATAGGGCGAGCAGCTCCTCGGTCCCGTCGGGAAGCTCGTAGCCGTAGTAAATCGTGAACTCTGTCCGGAAGGGGACGTACCCGAGCGTCGCTGTCGCGTCAGATTGCCAAAGCCCCGTAGTCCCGTTGCCGGGGAGCCATTTCCACTCCTCGTTGGAGAGCGTCAGCGTGACGTTAGAGGCGAGGATGCGGGTCTTGACGGGGGTGTCGTACTTCCAAGTGATGGTGGAGACGGCCTTGATCTCCTCCTTGTTCAGCTCCGTCGCCGCGCCCTCCCAGACAAAGGCCGCGCCATTCCAGTATCGCCGCTTGTACTCGATCTTGTAGACGCCCTTCGAGCCGTGGGGATCGGACCATTCGCGGTCAAACTCCGCCGTCGTCGTCTTCGGCATCGACTAGAATCTCCCGACGGCGCGGACCTTGATCGTGAGCCTGTAGCCCGCTGACCATAGAGGGGACTCGTAGGGCGCATCGAAGTCGCCATCGAGCCAGACGAGGGCCGCTTCTTCCGGTAGGTCCCCGGGTTGGGCGATGAAGCAGATGGGGAGGCCGTCGCGCTCAAGCTCGCGGAGGCTGGCAAGCTCAGCCGCTGAGGCTATCGGCATCTCGAAGCTGGCCCCGTAGAATTTATGCGAGGCCGCGGAATATTTGACGTACTCCCTGCGCTCCGTCCCGTCGGCCATGATCTGCGCTCGGAGATTCCCACGCGGTGCCTGTAGGGGCTTATAGTTGAGCATCCCGTTCGCACTCTGGAACTTGGAGGCGAAGATCATGACCGAGCCGAGCTTCTTTTGCTCGTTGGCCACCTGGGTAGATGTGACCTCGACTTTGATGTACTTGGCGGCGAGGCCGGCGGCGACATTGACGATAATGTTGTCGTCGGCGTAGTCGCTCGCGGAGTAGTCGAATCCGGTAATGACGTTGTAGGTCACGCCGTCCGTCGAACTCTTGACCGTAAACCGCTTCCAGTTGATGTTGAGGAAGGCGAAGACATCGGGAGTCCGTGAGATGACGGCCGTCTTGTTCTGGAAGCTGAATATCAGCGTGACGACGGTGACATCGCTCGTGCTCGATCCGTGGTAGTAGGAGAATCGGTCCCCGTCGAGGACGCGATGGAGGAGACTTTGATTCTCGGATGCGGTAAAGGTCCCATAGGTCTTCGTCTCGTTGTTGACGTAGTTGATCGAGCCGAAGACGGGGTATGCGTTCGCTGCGAGGGATACCGTTGCCATTATGCCGCCAGCTCCGCGTTGTTCGCGTTCGTGTCCGCCGACTTGCGGGCGAAGGCTATCCCGAGCGCGTCCCCATCGTCGAGGATGGATATCATCGCCTCGACGATCTCCCGCCGACCGTCGGGAGTCCTCGGGTCTACGCCGGAGAAATTGATTTCAAGATTCTGGATCGTGACACTCTTGCCCGAACTGCCGCCGCCCCCGGCCCGCGAGGCGGGAGTGATGGTCGTCCCGCTCCTGGGCGAGCGCAGGACCTCGGGACCCTCCTCGCCGACGACGATATCCCGCCCTCCGGGAGCCGTCCCACCCTTGGCGAATCCGGGGACCGATGCTATCTTGGCGACGTTGGCGAGGCCGATGGCGATGGTGGCGGCGGCAAGGGCCCACCCGGCGGGACCGGGAGCGGCGAGCATGGCCTTGTCTGCTGCCGCGTAAGTGTCTTGAGTCGCCTGGGCTATCGCTGCGGCCTTACCGATTGCGGCTATCTCCCGATTCCCGCTTGACGAAGCCGAGGCTAGAAATGAGAGTGTCGATTGGAAGTTTGCGACCCGGAGCTTGTTCGCCTTCTCAGCGTTCCTGATCCGATCCTTTTCGCTCTTATCGACTAACTTTGTGATCGCCTCTTCATTCGCAGCCACGTTCGCCCGGTGAGCCGCGTCGAGGGCTAGGGCCGTGTCGATGCGCTTCTCCTCGGCTGCCTGATCCTCCGCAGCCTTGACGGAGCGGGCCTCCCCCTCTGCCGTCGATGTCTCGGCTATCCTCTGCTTCGTCGCGTTGAGGAGGGCGACCTCGACCTCCATCTTTTCCCTGAGCGCGTCTGTGTCCTCTTTCGTCGCAAACTTTAGGAGTTGTACATATTTCAGGCGGGATTGTAGGGCTGCGATCCTCTCCCGGATGACGACTAGAGCCTCCTCGTCTACTGATTTATCCTTCTCCTTCTCTCCGATAAAATCCTGCGTTGTCTTGATCGCGTCTTTCGCGAGGTCGATCCAGAAGCGAAGCGCGGGGTTGAGCCCGTCGATGAGCCGCTCCTGAATGTCCCCGAAGGCGTTCCCCATCTGGGCCAGCTCGCCCCGGAGCGTAGCGGCGTCTGCCGCCGCCGACCCTCCGAAATTGTCCTGTAACTGCTTGAGTGCCGCGGCGAACTTCTCCGCCTTCGGGACGTTCTCGTCGAGGATGATCCCGTACCGTGAGAGGCTCGATGTCTCCCCGGTGAACGCCTTACCCATGAGGATCGCCGCGGCCTTGAGGTCAACCTTGAGCGACGTTGACATATCGAGAACCGCGGCCGTCGTCTCCTTGAGCTTGTCCCCGAATAGCCCGAAAGGAGTCAACATGGCCTGGACTTCGATGATCGCCTCGTCCCCGAAGCGTGTCACCTTTTGGAGCGATGCGGCGTAGTCTTGGAGATCCCTGGACGCGGCCTGGGTATAAAACCCCTGCGTCTTCATCGCGTCGTTGAGCTTGTTGACCGCATCCTCCTGGCGGAAAGCGGCCTCGGCGGAGTCCTTAAAGAAGCGGACCAATGACCCCACGGCTATCAGGGGGGCTATCGTCTTTAGGAGGGTGCCGAATCCAAGGGAGGCCGTATTCGCCGCGGCCCCCGCTTGCTTCGTCTGAGCCCCGAGCCCCTTGATCTCCTGGCCGGCGACTTTGATCGCCCCGGTCTTTTTATCGACCTCAAGCTGAATCGTTACCTTAGCGTCGCGCATCGCCATTATTTTACCGTGACCTGGAACTCGACCCGCGCCATGATAGCCCGGACCCCTTCCATCGACTCCTCAACAGACAGGCCCTCCCGCTGGAAGGCCGCGAAATTCGCCGCGACGATCCAATCCAGGAGGGCCCGCTCGTCCCCTGATTCCGCCTTCTTCCTCAGCTCGATCCGCGCCTCAATGGAGAGCCGACATATATCCGCGATCCTGTCGCCCGGAATGACCATCCACTCCCCCCATTAGATCGCGGATTCGTTGTTCCGGACGGTGCACTTGAGGGCTCCGTTCGTCCCGTCGTCGTAGCACTCGAAGGGGATCGTCGCGACCGGAGCGTCTTCCCCCCCGCCGCCGGGGATCTCCTCAAGATTGTACTGCACCTGATACATATTGAGCGTATAGGTGTAGTGGAACCCCGTCTTGATGCTGTTCGTCGCCCCGGTGAATATCGCCGAGAGCGCGGGCTGAGTCCCCGCGATCATCGCGTCATAGATGGCGTAGGACACGGAATCCGCGAGGTCGAGCGTGAACTGCCCCGATATCTCCGCGAGCGCGTTTCGTGGGAAGCGGCTGCGGTATTGCCCGTTCACGTGGAGGTCCTTCTTGAAGTTGTTATTCAGCGTGACCTCGAAGCCGGCGACATCCCTCGGGTCCGAGGCGACCGAAAAGACGAGCTGAGAGTAGAGGAGCGCGTCCGCCGTCGGCGCTGTGACCGCCGCGAGGGTGTCCGAGCTGTCGGCTACGAGCCGAGCCTCGACCTCCGCATCGAGCATCAGCTCCTCGTTGGGAGCCATCGAGAACTTGAGCGAATCGACGACGCCATCGAGGACGTCGTAGACCTTGCCCGTCGCCATGAGGATCTGCGATGTCAGGCCCTTACTCAAGCCGTAGGTCGTGGCCCCGGCGATCGTGAACACATGATCGTAGACGTGCTCTGTCGCGGTGTCCGCGGTGTACGTCAGGGCCCCGGTATCGTCGGCCGAGTCCGTGAACCCGAGGAGGTCCGCCGCGCTCTCATCGGCGTTATCCGACCCGCTTACGCCGGTCTTCCAGAGGATCTCGAAAGTCCCGGTCGATTTTACGATAGTGAACTTCTTCGTCGAGGCCGAGTAACTGACGGTGTAAGTCCCCGCCCCGGCCGATTCGAGCTGAGCTTTGATGAGGGCGCAGAGGGAGCCGGCAACAGCCGAAGTAGCTCCGGCCGCGTAGGTCCCGGGAGTGAGCGTCGCGTGAAGCTCCGCGCCACCCTCGTTGAAGTCGATCATGTCGTTCGTGTCGAGCGTGACCGTGAACGACGCGACCTCCGTCGAGACGACAGTCCCGAAGGCGGCGAGGATGATGTCCATGACCGAGCCGTGGGGATAGCCGAATAGCGGGATGGATAACTTCGGCGCGAGCGTCCCGAGCTTCGAGAACTTCCGAACCGCATCCCCCTGAATCCGGGCGGGCCGGATGATCGACGGCCCCATGCCGATAGCGATCCCGTCCTCGCGCAAAGGAAGCAGCTCTGTCGCGGAGGTAATGGTCCCCTGCGCCCAATCGGATTCCAGGTCCACGCCCATCTTTTTGTAGACGCCTAATGCTTCGTTCGCCATGATCTAACCTCCATCGGCATATTGCGCTCGGTAGTCGCATGAGACGAGGATCTCCGCGCCCGCGTAGGGCGTGAGGACCCCCTTGTCGTCGATAACGTCCTCGATCTCGGTAAAGGTGGAGTAGCCGCCCCGCGTGATGTCGTTGTAGATCGCGTTCGTGACATCCTGTATCCACTTCGAGAGGCTCCGTCCTAGCTCGGCGATATTGTTCGCATCCGCGTACTCGACATAGAGGACGACAGATACGGTCATGATGCTTTTAAATTTCTTGTTCGTGATGTTCTCGCGCTTCTCGTCGGCCCCCGCGATATAGGCGGCGGGGAATTTGTCCGTCGGGACCTCCTCGATGTGCCGGAGGCCGCGCTCGACCTCGCCGGCCGTGAAGTTGTAGCCGCCTCCGGTCGTGATCCCAGAGATAGCCGTCTTGATGTTGTCAAGGATCAGGTCCCGCTTATCGGTATTCGCCATCTCAGGCCGTCCTCATCGCGGCGGCGATGTGATCCAGTAGGATGCTCCGGAGCGATCCCTTGCTGAGCGCGTCGGCCAGGGCAGGGCGCAGGAACGGGCGGGCGGGGATCTTGACTTTCTTCTTCGAGTGCCACATACCGTCTCGCGTCTTGAATCGCAGGAAGGGGGCCCGCGTCGCCCGGATGGTGGCCCCGAACTCATGGACCGGGGCGTAGGGGAGCTTCGAGCCGACATCGACGCGGCCCCTATTGACCCGGTAGTAGAGCGTCCGCGCCAGGTTGCCCGAGACGCGCCCGAGCTTCTTCGGCCTCGGCCCGCTCAGGTAGTCCTCACGCGAGCGTCCGACAACTTCCTCGCCCATGTCCTTGAGGATGGACTTCTCGCGCCGGATCAATCCCTTCTGGAAATTCGTCAGCCTCTTGGCGGCTACGTCCGCGCCCTTGGCTTTGATGAAAAATAGGAGGCTCAAGGACCGATCCTCCGGTAGCTGTCGAGGATGAGCTTCGCATCCTTTGGGATCGTGTCGAGGCTCAACTCGATGACCTTATCGCCCACCGTCTGCGAGACGCGCCCCGCGAGGCCCTTGTCCTGCTCGAAGTAGATCTTCGCGCAGATTTTCTTGACCGCCATCTGTAGATCGGCGGGGACCGTGGCGTATCCGGCGAGGTAGATGATCTTGATGTTCTTCGTCCCGCGGCTGAACGAATCGAGGAAAAGCTCGACGATGCCCGCGGCCCATCCCTCGGCGTCGTTGGAGATAATGTTGTCCGAGGAGATGAGCGAGGCATCTCCGAAGTCGCGGGCCCCGTCGTCGTGGATAGAGGTTATCCAAGTGATGGGGTTGTTCCGGACGAGTAGCTCTGTCGTCCCGTCCCCGTCGTAATACTCCGTAAACGTGGCGATGATGAAATCGCGCTGACAGTAATTCTTGACCCACTCCTCGACGCCATCCTTGATGGATTGGAGGATCGCGTCCTTATCGGCGGTCGTGTTGCGGATCCACGCCTTTAGATTCGCTAGGGAGACGAGCTCAGTCGCGTCGGCCATCTCTCGCCTCCTTCGACCATCGCGGAGTCAGGATAGCCCGATGCTTGCCGAGCTTCATTGTCTTGCGCTTCGGCTTCTTCTTGCGCTTCATCCTACCCGCCCCAGGATCGCCGCCGTCCGATCGAGATCCGCTTGCGCCCGACCCATCGCCCCCCGGTCCCGGCCGATCCGCGCCGTCCGTAGTCTCTGCATCATGAGTGGGGCGTATAGGGGAGCGAGTCCTTGAGCGTAGTCGAGGGCCTCGATCGCCTCGCCGATGGTATCCGACTGATAGCGGAGATGGGCGATCGTCAGGGCCGTCCCGTACAGTTGGTGGGCGATCATGTTCTCAGGATGGAGCATAACGGCCCGCGCCCCAAGGCGGATAGTCCATTCAGTCATCTTGATCCCGTCATCTACATTCGCCCTCATGGGGAGCGGGAATAGGCTCCGCGCTTGCCGGTTCACATACTCAAGCTCCCAAGGAGCCATGCGAGCCGCCTTGTTGAAAGCCTGGGCAGCGGCGAGCGGCCCCCTGCGCCGGTAGTCCACTATCCCGCGCTTGTAGGATATGTCGGCCATCATGGCAATCGCGGAATAGCTCGCGAGGACGATCGAGCCGACGAAGACTAACACCAGAGCGAAGGTGTTTATCCCGCCGATCGGGACATTGACGGGGCGGCGCAGAAGGATTCCGAAGAAGACCGCGGCGAGGATGAAATGCGATAGGATGATCGGATTCACCTTTGCGATTGCGAATATCGCGAGAAGGCCGGCGGCGATCGCGGCCGTCTGTCTCCGCTTCCTCTCGTCTCCCAGGCCAAGCCATATCATGATCACGACGACGCCGAGGACGAAGGCGTAGACGGCGAGTCCTGCGACCCCCATCGTCGCCCCGATCTGAGCCATATCGTTGTGGGCGTTGAAGTGAACGAATCGACTATTCCCCATGAGCTCAAGCGACTTATCCGTCATGTGCTTTCGGAATATAAGCCGATAGGTATCGGGCCCTGTCCCGAAGACGGGCCTCTCCTTGAAGCCCTGGTATGCCATGCGGACCATTTCGATCCGGTTCCCGTCCCGCGACGCATCATAGAGCGTCGGTACGAGTATGGCCGCGTAGAGGGCGAGGACTATCGTCCCGACCGCGATCCGGAATGGAGTCATACGGATGTAGCCGGCCATGATGAGGAAGGCAGGGACGGCGATGCTCACGGCGATGATCGCCCCCCGCGACCTCGCGTGATAGATCGCGAGCGAGAAAAGCGCGAGCGCAAGCAAGCCCATGATCCTATCCCGGCCGCGTCGGATCGCGAAATGTAGCGCGAGCGGTATGGCCGCGGCCATCATGGCCCCGAGGAAGACGGGATTCCCGATCGTCGAGGATATGCGGTGAGCTCCGTCTTTCGTCGCGAATTTAGCCCCATGAATCCAAAACGCCTCCGAGGCGAGCTCAAGGAGGCCCCACGTCGCCGTCAGTATTAGGGCCCCGAGTACCGAGCGGAGGATCTCCTCGTCCTTGACGTAGGCCCGGCTATGCGCGACCCCGTAGACGAGGAGGATGTACGCCACGACCTGGACGACACCAAGTGTCGGCATTTGGTAATGCCCCGTCAGGCTCTTGACCCAATCGACGGAGCCTATGGTCGAGATTGCAAGGACCGTCAAGAGCAAGGCGGCTACGGGCTCGAAAAGCGTCTTGCGGAGCTCCGCCCGCTCCCGGATGATCCCGACCCATAGGAGCATAACCCCGAAGCAGAGGGCCACGAGCTTGGGGAGGGTGTAGATATTATTGCTCTGCAACGATGCGGCGAGCATCCCCCCGAAAATTGAAAGCGTCAGTCCTGCTCGGATCATATGTCCGGAAGGCCCCCCGGCCCCGTCCTAGCGACCGGGGGGCTCTGTCCGTTAGCTGAATCCTCCTCCGTACCTAGTACGGATTCCCGCCGGCGTCCGTCCGGTAGTAGAATACGGCGTACCCGTTCGCCGTCGAGGTGATCCCGACAAGGCCATCCTCGAATCGGATAGGCCATCGCGGGAAGAAGCACCCCGATACCGCCGCGCCGTAGTAGTCATTCTCGGTCGAGGCGTGAATGTACGGCGTTATGGCCTCGTCGAGATACGAGTCCTCGATCGCTATGAGTAGATGGAGGGATAGCGCGTCCGACGAGTAGTAATCGAAGGCGATCACATAATCGTCGTCCGTGTCCGACTCCATGCAGACTCCGTACAGGAGCCCGGCGTCGTTGCTGACGATCTGCTCCGGCGCGATCGTCAGGTCGAGCGTGTACGCCCGCACCCCGAGGAAGTCGAGATTCTCGAAATACGTCCCCGGGTCTCCACCCTTGGGCTTGTATGCCCTGCCCGCTAAGGAAACGCTTGCGAGCGAGGCGACGAGCCCGAGGGCCACGATGGCCCTGCACATCTTCCATTTCTTCATCGGCTTTTCTCCTCCTGTCGTTTCCCTTACGGTGTGTCGATGTTGATCCCCGTCGCGCAGACCGGATTTGTCGCGATGGGGTGCCACGGCTGGAAGTCCTTCCGGATCGTGGCGAGGAGAGCGTTCTGCGAGCTCTCGGCGTACAGCTCGGTCAGGAGCTGTAGCGTCACGCCCCGCCGCGTCCCGAAGACGAGCCCGGGCTTATTGACGTAGCTGATCTGCGTCTGACCCGCGCCGGACTCGTAGACGCCCGTCGAGTTGAGGACCTCACGGACGAACTCCGACACGACGATATCCGAGCCCGCCAGATTCCCGAGGACGCCTGTCTTTGCCGTCGCGGCGTTCCCGAAGTTGGCGATCGTCGTCACCATCGGGTTCCCGTTCGAGTCCTTGAGCGACAGAGCCCGGATGTAGGTATTGAGCCCCATGACCCAGTAGCCTTCCATCGGGTTGATGCCGAACTTCCCGCACTTCCCCCGGACCTTCATGAACGTCTCGAAGTCGAACCCGTTCCCATCTCCCCCGAAGTCGATCTCGTAGGAGTTGTCGTTCGCGTGGCTCCTGAATCCCTGCCAGCAAGTGCGCCGATCCAGGGCCCCGAGGGCCTCGATGTCCGAGTCGAAGTGCGTCGCCGTCGTGTCTCCGTTGATGCAACATTCCTCGATGCCGCGAGCGATGGAGGCCGCGACCTCACCCCGCAGGAACGGGAGCATCCCGACGATGGAATCCTCCTCGACTTCTTTCGAGTAAAGGACACGGACGCCCATGCCGACAGCCGTGAACGTGACCTTTCCCGTCAGGCCGGACCCATCGCTCACGGTGATCTTCGTCTGCCCGGTGTCGGCCGTGGCCTCGTTGTGCCGATAGGCCGTCAGCCGCCCCGCCTGGATGGGGACGGTATACGGGTTCGTCGGCATCGGGAGATCGCGGTGCTGCGGCTGGATGGAGCCGTAGACCTCGACGAGCTTCGTCAACTCGGGCGAGAGGTCCGTAGGGACCCACTCGTCGCCTTCCGTCGCCGTCGTCGAGTCGAGGGCCTTCTTGAGCTCTCCCGAGCCCGAGACGAGGCGGTCCCACATCTTGAGGCCCTTGACGGACTTCCGGCCGAGGATCTTCGCCGCGATGATGCAGTGATCCATTTCCCGCTGGACATCGACCGGGAGCTGAGACATGAGCTGCATCCGGCGATAGACGATGTCCCCCTTCGCGTCGTCGGGGAATACCATCCTGCGGCTCTCGGGAGCCGCGTCCCTCAACCCCTTGATGACATCTTCGAGCTGAGTCCTCAGATTCTGGGCGTCCTCGCCCGGGATCTTCCCGTCCTCCGGCGCCTTCGTGACGGCCTTTGCTTTCAGGTCGTTGAGAAGCCGGAGGGCGTTGTCGTATGCTTCCTTCTTCATGCGCTTTCTCCTATGCCTTCCCGCGGGATCGTTAGCCCACGCGGCCCGTATTCAAGATGTTCAGTATCTTCTCGGCCTCCTTGATATGCTCCTTCCCGTCCGGGCTCGCCGGGTCGATGCGGGGCAGAAGGTCCGTGATCTCCTTGACCATCGCCTCCTCCTGCTCCGCCGATATCTCGTCCTCGGGCTCGACCGGGGGGGCTGCGGCCCCGTAGACCATCTCCCTGACGATGTTATTCGTCTGGACGAGGAGGCTCCGCGCCGCGTCGTCGGAGACCTTGCCGCCCTTGAACGTCTTGCCGATGGCGATGAGGTAGGAGAGGCCCTTCTTGAGCCCCTCGATGCGATCCGGCTCGTCCTCCGCGGCCTTGACCTCGGGGTGCTTATCGAGCCATGCCTGGACATCGGCGAGCCCCTCGGGAGCGAGGACGCGCATCGCCGGGAGGAAAAGGCCCTTTGTGACCAGGGCCCCCGGGTTGGCCGGTACCGGGACCGCCGAGACTTCGAGCAGCTCGGCCTTCTTGAAGACCGTACCCATGTCGCCGGAGCCCTCGACCTTCTCCTCGAAGCCGACCTCGACGGGCTTGAACCCGACGGACACCCCGTTGAGGTAGCCGCCGCGGTAGAGTTGGAAGATGTCCTCAGCCGCGTCCGTGTCGGCGAACTCGAATGTCTGGACGAGGCCCTTGTCGTCGAAGGAATGGGATATCCCCTTGCCGATCGGCGGAAGCTCGTAGTTGTGCGCCCAGAGGAATACCGGATTCTTGAGGTAGTTGGCGAGCCCGTCCTTGAAGGCGTCGGCCTCGAACCGCTCGCCATAACGATCCCATTCCTTCGTCGAGGAGTAGGTCGTGATGGTCCGGTCCTTGTCGCTGACTCCGCGGATGGCGATATGCTTCCGCTGAGGGAATAGGGTATTCATTCTTTGAGCCTCCGGAGCCTTGGGTTTCTTCTTCATCATTTACCCTGGACGACGACGACGGGAGATGTTGCGACGGTCGAATTGTTCTGGCAGTAAAGCGATAGGTCCCTCCACCATCGTTGGATGACCCATGATCCGAAATTCTTGGAGATCCAGCGGCAAGCCTTCCCCTGCGCCGATGCGATGACGGTCGAGGCCGAGATGTCGAAGGAGCAGCAGAGGTTGTAGGCCGTCGAGGGATTCTGTAGCTCGGCGATGAAGCTCCCCTCCATCTTGGGGCTATCGACGGCCGTCATGGTGTAACTCGTCGCCATAACGACGTAGATCGTGACCGATGACTTGATGACCTCTTGCTGTAGGTTCGCTCGGTCAGTCTGGGCCGTAGCCGCTCCGGCGAAGAATACGACGACGGCGAAAGACAGTAGGGTTTTTCTCATCTCAAGACCTCCAATCTCCATTCATGGCACATCGACTAGAGGCATGGCAGGGCGAGGGTCACTAATTATCGCTCCGCGACACCTCTATCCATCGGTCATTCAGATAATAAAGCGTTATGGAATCATATTGCCCGAGAGTTATATTCCCGGACAATTCGGATACGCCCGCGCTATCTGTAATGTCGATCACCTGGGCCCCGACATTAATTATTGTTATCCTTTGTCCGTCCCGGGCCAGCGTTTCCCCCATCGTCAGGTCAAGGCTATCGACGTCAAGATGCAGTATTTCGACAACCGCGTTCGATGATAAGTCAAGCGTATAGGACAACGGGCCGATAACCGAGAATCCAAGACCAAGTTCATACACAGGTTGTAATATGCCGCCGATTGAACCAGTCAGCGTTATGGAGGAATTCCGCATATCAAGTGAGCCGAAGAATTCGGAATTGCCACCCGCATGAGTAAGTATCCCGAATTCAAATTCCGTCCTTGAATTTGGATTACTACCAGTCGGGGCCACTACCTCCCATGTCGGGGTCACAGATGGCGCAGTCGATGCGGTTACTTTTTGCGCGTGAACTCGTCCGGTGTAATTCGCTTCACCGAACACTGGACCAGCCGCTAACACAAGAACTAGAACTAAAAATCCTTTCATCGGCTCCCCCTATTGATACCCGTACTCACAAACCACATTCACCGTCGGCGTTGGGCTGGCCCCGGACTCCATCCATTGGTATACCGTCGCCCCCATCGCCACGCTGATAGGCGTAGCGGCCTTAGATGTCGTCACTGTGCCAGCCGTCGCTTCCGCCGATACCGTCACGGAGATGTTATTGGCGTTTTCCCCGCAGTAGAACGTATCCCCCGCCCCACCAGTCCCGGCCACGACTACCGTTGCTGTCATGCGGAGCAGTTTAATCGCTGAGTCTGGGACCATGGCCTGGAAAGTCGTGCCCGCCCCAAGGGTGCTATTATACCCGGCCAGCGTGGCCACCGGGGCGCTTGAAAATGCTACGGCGTCGTCAAGCTTGAGGCTCCCGGTCAGGTTGATGTTGCCGTCTACGTCGAGCTTCTCTGCCGGGGAGGCATCATTGATGCCGACGTTGCCGCCATCGAGAATCGTCTGCTGCGTCGTGTTGTTCGTCAGGAAATGAAGGTCCCCGTTCTCGTCGTGGACGATGCGACCGGAGGACTGGCCGATGTCCACGGCTCCGAAACCAAGCTCTGTCCTCCCGGATGTTCCGGCAATAATACTGATGCCGGGGACGCTCCCGGCGGATAGGTCCTGCACGACAAGTCCGCGGGTCCGTGGGGCCCCGCCACCATCCCCTGTCGTTATCGTCCACGACGACACCCACGTCCCGGCCCCGGTGCCCGCCACGCTCCCGTCTCGGTAGAACATATTGCCTTCGATGGTGGTGGTAGCCAGGGCTACGTCCACCTGAAGCGTTCCGGTGTCAACCTCGATAGCGTCGATGAGAACCTGTAGGGCCGTTGTCGATAGGGCCGTATTCACGACTATCGTCCCGGTGTCTACCTCAAGCGCGTCAATCAGCACCTGTAGGGCGGTCGTGCTCAATGCCGTATTCACGACGATGGTCCCCGTATCCACTTCGAGAGCGTCGATCAAGACTTGTAGGGCAGTCGTGGAGAGCGCGACATCGACGACGATGGAACCAGTGGAAGCCTCAAGGGCGTCGATAAGGACTCCCTGCGCGGCGTCGGCGTCAAATCCGGCGTTCGATGTCTGCGCGTTAGTCGAGCCATTCGTCAGGGCATCCTCAACGATGGCCGGGATGCAATCACCGTCGGAGTCGATGCCCCGGGAGACGTAGCCGCTCGCGCATACATCGGGCGTCGTGCTGAAAGCGTCGGCCTCGGCCGGGACCGCCGTCGGCATACTCCGGATGGCCTCGGCGTGAACATTCCCGGCGAGGGCGAAGGCGGCGAAGAAGATCGTTGCTCTCATGGTCTTAGCTCCTTATGGCTCGCATGGTACAGCGACAGTTGACGATCTCCCCGACGGGGGCCGAAGGATCGCCTGGGTAGTCGAGGAAGAACCCGCCGAC